AACCAGCAGATCCATATCGCGACGATGCGGCTGGCCTGCCGTGACGCGTACAAGATTTTGACGGATCCCTCCGTGAAAGCGATGATTGAGCAATCGATCGGTATTAAAGCCTATAGGCAGCTGAAGCGCTGGGTAGAAGCGAATTGGAACGAGCCGCGCATGGACGGAACGATTGTCGACCGATGGATGGAGAAGCTGCGGCGAAACACTGTCGCGGCGATCATGGGCTACCGTATGAGCACGGCGCTTTTGAACTTCGCGAACCCGATCTACATGGCGCGCGAGATGGGAGCGCTGAACGCGCTTTCTTCGCTCGTGAACTTCTATCGGAACCGGGCAGCGAATCGGGCTTGGTGCTTGGAACAGAGTCCTTTTCTCCGGAACCGCGCAAACAATATCGATCGTGATCTGAACAATACCGCGCAGAACTCTTTCGCGCCAAAGAACGCGCTGGAAGAAATCATTCAGCGGACGGCGAACAGAGCGATCGAGGAAACGGATATGCTTTGCAGCCTGCCCGCCTATTATGGCACGTATCAAAAAACGCTGAACGCGGAACTTGCGAAGGGCACGAAGCGGGAAGAAGCAGAGAAAGCAGCGCACCATGCAGCCGAGGACGTCGTTCGACGGATCTTCGGATCTTCGGACACGCTCGATCAGTCCACGATGCAGCGAAGCAAAACTGCTATGACGAAAGCTTTCACTCCGTTCTATACGTTCGCGGCGACACAAGCCAACGCGATCTTTGATCGGTACATGAAAGCACGGTATCAGGGAAGCACGCGGACGATGCGGGACAACGGAAGCTATGAAGCGACGAAGAAAGGAATCTTCGAGCGGTACGGCGCGATGGTCGAAGCGACGATCTTGACGTATATTGTCGGATCCCTCGCTGAACAGCTCCTCCGGGAACTGATCAACAAAGCGGCAGACGACGACAAGGACGAGCTGACGGCGGAGTTATTCGCGAAACGTTGGGCAGCGCAGAGCCTTTCCGGTTTCACGAGCGGCGTTCCGTTCTTGAATATCGGCGGCGAACTTGTTGGACGGTGGATCACCGGCGAAACGTTCCCGACGCGATCCTTCGGTATTGCCTCGGCTGCCGTTGATCGTGTGGTTGATTCGGCCAACGCCGCGGTTAAATTCGCGCAAGGGAAACGGGATTGGATCGACACCGGACGCGCGATCGCAAAGAACGCAGGCGTGTTTTACGGTTTCCCGGATACGATCACGGACGCGCTATTTAACGCCGCCCGCGCGGTCGACATTGACGCAAGTTTCCAAGAGTGGTTCATGAAATCACTCTTCGATAAAAAATTAAAAGCGAAAGGAAGATGAGGCAATGTGAGCGTACAGAATCAAACGGTCAAGAACGTGTACGCAGGCAACGGGAGCACTACAGTGTTCCCGTTTACGTTTGCACTGAAAGAATCTGACGGTGCACGCGTTAGTGTGTACGTCACCAATGACGCGGGCGCGTCCGAGAAAACGACAAACTTCACGATCGATGCGAACGCGAAAACTGTCACGTATCCGACAAGCGGAGATCCGCTGCCAACCGGAAAGAAGATCGTAATTCGACGCGAGATCCCAAACGAGCAAGAGCTGAATCTTGAAAACCTCGGCCCCTTCTTCGCGGAGGACGTCGAAGATGAAATGGATCGGGAAGTCATGATGATCCAACAGCTCGCCGAAGAAGTCGAAAGATCTGTCAAAGTGGATATGGCAAGCGACATTACGCCGGAAGAGTTGATGAACGAAATCTCTGAAGATGTTGTTGCAGCGGCGGCCTCGGCCTCGGCTGCGGCAGAGTCGGAGCGCAACGCGGCAGACAGCAAGGACGCCGCAGGGCGAAGCGAAGAAGCCGCGGAAGAATCGGCGCAGGATGCGGCGGCCGCGTTGGAAGAAGCAAAGGAAATTGCGAAAGTTGTCGGCGTCGCCGGCGAGCCATACGATCCAACAAAAACGTACAATCTGCCGGATATTGTCGTATTGACGGACGGCTCAACGTGGCGCTGTATTCAGACCTCAACGGGCGAATATCCGGCCACGTCCTCGAAGTGGGTTCCGCTGGCGCTGGCACAGGGCGAAACGTTCGAGTATGACGAAGATGGTAATTTGCAGCCGCGCGAATACGCGCAATCGTCGTCTATGTGGCAAATTGACGACGATGGAAATATTATGCCGCAGGAGGTAATTTCAGCATGAGCAACGCAATCGTACCAAGAGAAGACCTATCCCACGATCTCGGCACCGAGACGAAACGATTCAACGAGATCCACGTTAAGACCGTAAATGCTGACGAGGCAACGGGCGGCCTGAAAGCCGACATTAACAGCCGCGCAACAATCTTGGAACTTCAGCGCGTCGAGGGCGAAATTGAGAACGCCGCCGCACCGAACTATTACGAAGAAAGCGAAGCGTTCTTTGACGCCTCGCAGGATCGCGAGAGTAACACGCAGATCATTTCCCCCGCGATCCTTTGGCTCAATATCAACGGGCAGGGCCGGAAGCTCACGCAGCAGATCACGCTTGACGTTGATGATCACGCCGTATGGGACACGAAGGCGACCGAATGGGAATCAGAAAAAGCCTATGCGGTTGGCGAAAGGGTATTCCCGACGGGCGGCAGCGCCGGTTATCTTTATAAATGCACGACGGCGGGCACGTCCTCCACGCTGACTCCGACTTGGCCGACGACACCGGGCGACACGTATAACGACGGATCTGTTGTGTGGACGTGCGAGCTGGACACTTCCTTCTCTACGAGCCGCGCGGGAAAAGACTTCTACATTTACGCCTGTGCGAACGAGGAAACGCCACTCGTCCCGGATCTCGTGCTTTCTGTTAATAGCACGGTTCCCGAAGGGTACACGGCGCAAACCTCGCGCAAAATCGGCGGGTTCCATTGCTTGTGCGTGGACGTTGGGACTATCGCAAATCATCCGCTTTCTGATTATGTGGCCGGCGACGTCCTACCGTGTTCCATTTGGGATATTAACCATAGGCCGCTTGGCGAGCCGGAGGGCTACGCGTACGACGAGGGCACGGATATGTGGTACTCGATCTACGGCCTCACATGGAGCGGGACTTGGGGAAGCGCGACAGCCGGACAGCCGGGACGCGCGGACGATGATACTTTGAAACTCGAATCGAAATACGGTGCGGAATGGGCGGACGGTACGTCAAGCGAGAAATGGCATTGCTGGAAGTTTGAGCAAATCTTGATGCGGCAGAAGCAGCGCCTTCCGTTCCATTGGGAATTTTTCGCGGCGGCGCTTGGCTCGAATCAGGGTACAAACATTTACGGCAGTGCAGATCCGGTCACGACAGGCGGCCACAAAGACACCTCGAATCGCCGTATGATCTCCAATATCGGATTGGAGGATTGCGCGGGCGATCATTATCAGTGGGGGGCTGACGTAGGCGCTGCTTCCACGTCCGGCTCTTGGGCGGCGGCCACCGATGCAAACGACAAGTACGCCGGCGGTCAGGTGTACGGTACTGTATATCGCCCGATCCTTGGCGGTCGTTGGGCTGATGCGGCGTACTGCGGTTCTCGGTTCTCGATTTGGTCTTACGGGGCGCTGGCTTTGAGCGCGATTTCTGGGGCGCGGGGCGCGTCCGAGCCGTTGCGGAGGCGTTGCACCTAAAAACGAGCGCCGCGCCTCGTGGCGCTTTCGGGCCGTAACACGAACCCGAACACGGGCGCGGAGCACGGACAATTTTTCGCGGGCGTCAGCCCGCGAAAAATTGATATGTTAATCGGAGATCAGCCTTTTCCAAAGGCTTCTTTGGCTTGTATGTCAACGCCCGATCCTTGGCGGTAATTGGAATAATGCGGCGAACTGCGGTTCTCGGTACTCGAATTGGAATAACAGGGCGCTGAATTTGAGCGCGAATTATGGGGCGCAGGGCGCGTCCGATACGACGGGTTATTATCACCGGCGTAAGAGCAGAAACCCGAACGGCTGGACGTACAGGCCATCCCGTTAAGGGAAAATACACGACAGGGTGATCCCTTGATATAGTAGGGAAACCGAACTCTCGGAGGGATAAATGTATGAAAAGGCACGGACGACTCTTTGAAAAAATCGTCGATCCGGAAAATATCGAGCTTGCTTTTTCAAAAGCGAAGCGCGGGAAAACTTGGCAGGATAGCGTGAAGGAAGTGGAAAAGGATAAAGACGCAAAACTGGAAGCGATCCGGAGATCCTTGATCGAGGGCACGTTTACGACGTCCCCGTATAAGATCAAGATCATTCACGAGCCAAAGGAAAGGCAGATCTTTATCCTTCCATTTTATCCTGATCGAATCGTGCAGCACGCGATCATGAATATCGTCGTCCCTATATGGGACGCGATGATGATCAAAGACTCCTACGCTTGCAGGAAAAACAAAGGGCAACACGCAGGAAGCAAACGCTGTATGCAGTTTGTACGGCGAAATTCTTGGGTGTGTCAATTCGATATTTCCAAGTTTTATCCGTCAGTCAATCACGAAAAACTAATGGAGATCATAAAACGAAAGATCAAAGATGCGCGGGTGTTATCCTTATTTCGGGATATTATCGACAGTATCCACAGCGAAAGCAACGTCCCGATCGGGAACTATACGAGCCAATGGTTCGGCAATCTTTATCTGAACGAACTGGATCAGCTCGTGAAAAGTAGATACCACGTCCGCGACTATTTGAGATATTGTGATGATTTCTTGATTTTCGGCAATGACAAAGCGGATCTGAAACACTTGGCGAATGAGATCGAAGCGTTCGTTCGAGACGAGCTGCGCATGAGACTTTCCAAGAAAGAACTTTATCCTACCTCGCACGGCGTTGACTTTTTAGGCTACAGGCATTTCCCGTCCGGGAAAATCCTGCTACGAAAGACAACCGCAACACGTGTGAAGCGGAGAATGAAAGCGCTTCCGTGGGAGATCAAGCATGGGCGGATCACTAAAGAGCAAGCGCGCGGGAAATTAGCGAGTGCGCACGGCTGGCTGAAGCACGCTAACGCGCACCATTTACGGCTTGCTATTGGACTCGACAAATTAAAAGCTGAATTGGAGGCGATGCAATGAAAAGATTCTCCGACCTTCCAGCGGCAAAGCGCGAGGTATGGGCGGAAAAAATGAAAATCAGTGAAGTGCTGGGCGAAGAGATTGTGATCACCGGCTTCACTGTGCTTGCGTCAAAATACGGCAAGACCTCGGAAGTTGTCCGGATCGAGTTTGAACGGAACGGGGCGAAACGGATCTGCTACACCGGATCTATACTCCTGCGAAAACAGCTCGAAGCAACCGAGGATGAACTTCCCTATACTGCGACGATTGTCGAAAAGAATCATTGGTTGACATTGACTTAATGAAAGGGGACTATATCATGAAAGGTTTTCCAAAACATCTGAACTCCAAAACAGACTATTACTATATCAAGGACAATTTCGCGCCGTCGAAATGGCGGCCCTATTGGCAGCGTCTCTTGGACGAGCGCTTTAGATGGATGGACGATCACACGATTGCCGGGCCGGAAGAAGGGATCACCGACGACACGCACCGCGTTTCCTCGTACACGACGACCGATCAGGAAACGGGCGAGGAGATCACCGTTTATGTGCAACAAGAATACAAGCAAAATCCCGGATCTGATTTTTGGCGTCTTGGTTTTACCGTGGAAGAAGTGGAGGCAGCTTTAGAGGAGGCGGCGGCATGATCCGGTGGTTAATTATGGCGCCTCTCTCGCTGATCGTCTCGTTGATCTGCTACGTTACCAATCCGATCGTCGTGCTTTTCTGCAACGACGACGGCGAGCTGCCGGGCTTCTTTCAACTGTGGCAGACTTGGGACAACAGCTGCAATCCGAGCGACGTCACAGAGAATCATCAGCTCCCGGACTTCCTGCTCTATGATTGGGGAAAGCACTATATCGAATATAAGGACACGACGCCGGATCTTGCAATGTGCGGACGCGAGCGATGGTTCACGCGCTGCATAGACAACGACTTCACCCTATGGGAAACAATCCAGCGTTACATTTGCCGGACGTACTGGCTCACAAGAAATTGTGCTTATGGCTGGTGCTTTTGGATTTTCGGGATCCTGCCCGGCGTGAACTGGGAGATCGTCAAAAACGACGGCTTGACGAAGTACATACACGAGGCCCTCATAGGCTGGTGGATTGACTCCGCTTGGTGCTACAAAAGCCAAGCGCCTATGTTCTCCCTGTGGGGCTGGACAGTTTATCAGGAATGTTTCCTCGGCTATAAGATCAAGGAAGAGGCCCATGTGGACACGCGCGCTATGATCGCGACACGTGCGACCATACGCATCGAAAAGGACGGTGACTGATATGGATATAACCGAACTTTACGAGAATATGATTGGTACTGTCGGGCACATCAGCGAGAATTGGGCGATGAAGCTTGCCGGGGCGGCTTTTGTTGGCGCGGCCTGCTCGATGCACGGCCAGCTGCTTTTGGCGTTCGTTGCGTTGATTATCATCGACCTGATCACAAAATGGATCGCACTTGCGCATGATTATTTGACGAAGAGGAAGCGGCGGAAAAATCCGACACTGTGGCAGTGTGTCGTGAATATCCCCGCCGCCCGTTCAGCCGGATACATCAAAAGCGAGGCCATGAAGCACAGATTTTTAGGAAAGATCATCGTTTATTTGCTTGTCGTATTCGCGGGCGCAACAATAGACAATATCATGATGACGCTGGATAAACCGCAATGGGCCGTCGTTTTACTGGCGGGCTATCTGTCGATCACGGAGCTGATCAGCATCGTTGAGAACTTGCAAGACGCAGGCGTTGAAGAAGCTGCGCACTTGCATGAGATCCTCGAAAAAAAGAGAGACGCAATAAAATGACTTCGTCAGAAGCCCGTGGGCGGCCAAAAATATCCCGGCGTGATAAATCTATCGCGGGAAAAATTAAAAGCCGCCTGTCGTGCTTCTCTACGGACAACGCTTGAAAGGAGCGATTTTTATGACGAAAGTGTTCTTGAATCCCGGCCATGATCAGTTAGATCTAAAAGGAACCCCGGACTACGATCCCGGCGCCGTTAATGAAGAAATGGGGCTGTATGAAAATGAGGTTGCCGCGGCCGTGGGAGATCTCGTTCAAAAATATTTGATCAAGGCAGGCTGCGAAGTGGAACTTCTGCAAAACGAAAGCCTCGCATATATTTGCGCAATGGCGAACCGGAGCGAAGCAGATCTTTTTGTTTCGATCCATTGCAACGCGTACAACACGGTTGCGCACGGCACGGAAACACTGACGTATCCCGACGACAAAGAAGGGCACAAGCTTGCACAGTGTATCAATGATCAGATTGTCAACACGTTCGACACGCTGGATCGCGGCGTGAAAGATCGTGACAATCTCGCAGTATTAAACGGTACGGAAATGCCCGCAGTACTCGTGGAAATGGCGTTCATTGACGAAGAGAACGACGCTAAACTTCTTCGGGATCGGCAAGATGATTTTGCACGAGCGATCGCACGAGGCGTCACAGATTATTTGTCGGGGGTATGATTATGCGAGTCAAAAGCATAACGCCGCTTTCGGATAATGAACTGTATCAAATCAAGCGTATTTTGCACGAATCACGCTGCCCGAATGAATCCCTTCGGGCGACGTTTGCAGATGGGTATCACCACATCGACGAGGAAAAGGGCGTCATATATTTTGGTGCTCATTCCTATGATTATACATACGAGTTGGAGGTGTGAATCTTGTGGAGGACAAAAAGAGGACTCTTTATTACGTTTTTATTTGCGGCATCGTTGTTTTTGTGCTGTGTGTCTGTTGGTTCCTGCTCCGAGAGCCGGACGTTCGAGATCAGCGCGACGCAGCTCGAAGCGTTACAGAATCACTTGAACGCGCTGGAAGCGAACAACAACGAGCTGCTGAATCTGCTGGGCGAATCGAAGCTGGACTTGAACGAAGCGTCGTTGTCATTGAACGCGTCGAAGAAAGAGTTGGCGACGCTGAAAGCGCAGTTGGCAGAGCTGCAAGCGGAAACGAAGCGCTTGTCCGAATCGTTGAGGATAGCCAACGACGAGTTGAAGCGTGCGAGCGAATCCTTCAAAGCGTCCGAGAAGGAAAGGGATCGAATTGAAAACCGGCTGCGGACGCAGAGAAATATTTGGGAAGCCTTGTTTGCGGTTGCAGTAGGCGTGGCGGTGGCAAAATGATCTCCGCGTGCTGCATCGTCAAGAATGAAGAGGAAAATATTTTACGCTGGCTGCATTGCGCGAGACAGATCGCCGATGAAATTATTGTCGTTGATACTGGATCGACAGACCGGACGAAAGAAATTCTCGAAGAAGAAGGGATCTTCTATTTTATTGCTCCATGGCTGGGCGATTTTTCAGCGGCGAAAAACACAGCGATCTCTCGCGCGTCCAAAAAGTGGATCGTATTTTTGGACGCGGACGAATACTTTGCGGACGAGGATATACCAAAGGTTAAGGAATTGATCTATCGCGCCGAAGATATTTCGGAGATTGCCGGGATCTCCTGCCCGTGTATCAATCTTGACGGAGAAAAGATTTTGTCCGAAGGTATGCAAACACGGATCTTCCGAAACAAAAGCTATATCCAATATCACGGACGTGTCCATGAAACGCTTATGACGAACGGTCAATGGCTGCGCGTCGCGCCTGTCAATGATATTAAGATATGGCATACCGGTTATTCGGCAAACGTGATCCGGAAGAAGTGCAAGCGCAATCTTGAAATCCTGCTGGATGATATTGCGCGGCGCGGCGAGAAGTGGACAGACGCCTTCTATTTGACCGATTGCTATTATGGGCTTGACCAATACGAGGAAGCTATGCTTTGGGCGAAGAAAGCACTCGACTGCGGGAAAGTCCTTGAAGGATTTGAAGGCCGGATCAAAAATATTATTATGAGCTGCACGATAAAAAGAGCTTTATCGTATCAGTGAAAGGAAAAAGCCAGGGCGATATTTTGCCCTGGCAATTTTTTTTATAAAAATTTTTGGTGCCGGATTGGTGCCGGTGGTGCCGAAAAACGACATTTACAAGCACGAACAAACATTTTCAATTAAATCATTTAGTTCCGATTAAACGCAGTATTTTCGGGGGTTTTCATTTACAAACATTTACACCTATTTACAAGTATTTTCATTACTTCCGATAATTTATACGTATAGCCTCCGCCCTTTAGTTTCAAGGGGCGGGGGCTTTTTTGTGCCGGTTTTGGTGCCGGAGGTTTTTTCTCGGCACCAAGTCAGAGAATCTGATCCAGCAGGGCAACGGTCTTTTTTATTCGCTTGTCGAGGTCGTGGCTATAGATC